TAGATGGTACAGACGGTCTAGATGGTACACACGGTCTAGATGGTACAGACGGTCTAGATGGTACTGACGGTCTAGATGGTACAGACGGTACTGATGGACTCGTAGGAGAAGACGGAGAAGATGGAGCAACAGGAGCAACAGGAGCAACAGGGGCAGCAGGGGCAGCAGGAAGAAACGCAACAAGTGGCGGATACATGGGAGGCTTTGACTACCAGCTACCACAGTTTGTAGGAGTACAGTACCAGCCTAAAGACTACACTGTTGAGCTAGACCGTATTATTAATGAAAGTTTGTTTAAAGGAATGATCTAATGACTTACAAAGATCTAGTCAACAATGTACTTAGGAGGCTGAGGGAAACAGAAGTAACTTCTGTGCAAACTAACTCCTACAGTAAACTTATAGGTGACCTTGTTAATGACGCTAAAGACCTTGTGGAAAACTCGTGGGATTGGTCTGCACTTAGGACTACACTTACAATCACTACTACTTCTGGAGTCTTTAACTACTCCTTGACTGGCAGCCAGAACAACATCAAGGAACTAAACGTGTTAAATGACACGTCTAACCTTCCCATGATTTACCAGACTAACAACTGGTTTGACTCACAGTTTCTCCTAGGTAACCCTGTCTCTGGCGCACCTGTGTACTACACGTACAACGGTGTTGACACAGACGGTGACACGTTAATCGACATTTACCCTAAGCCTGACGCAGTTTACTCCTTACGTTTTAACTGTGCGTTACGTAACGGCGACTTAAGTGCTGACACGGACACTATTAAAATACCTGCGATGCCAGTAATGCACCTTGCTGTAGCCTTTGCTGCACGTGAGCGTGGTGAAACCGGGGGTACTTCTACTCAAGAATACTTTGCTATGGCTAACAAGTACTTGTCAGATGCTATTGCAATGGACGCTGCTAGACACCCTGAAGAAACTATCTTCTACACGCCTTAAGGTACTTATATGGCACAAGAACTCAAAAGTATTAATCTTGTAGCTCCGGGCTTCAAGGGCATTAACACTGAGGACTCACCGTTGTCTCAGGACCCTTCCTTTGCTGAGACTGCTGACAATGCAGTGATTGACAAAAGAGGGCGTATAGCAGCACGTAAGGGCCTTAACGTCACGACTACTAACAAGACGCAGTTAGGTAGTGACAACCTAAGTGCTATAAAAGAGTTCAGAGACGCTAACGGCAACACTAAGATCTTCTCTGTGGGCAACAACAAGATACTCAGTGGTACAACCACACTGGTTGACGAGACTCCGGGTAGCTACACGATCAACGCTGACGACTGGAAGATGGTCAACTTTAACGACAGCATCTACTTTTTTCAGCGCGGGTTTCAGCCTCTGATATACAACGTAACTACTTCAGGGACACCCGGAGGCGCTAATAGTAACGTAGTAACACTAAGCTCTGTCAATAGTGCAGCAGGTGTTTCTTCAACAATGTACGGCAACGAAGTCCTAGCAGCTTACGGCAGACTCTGGACTGCAGACTTTGCCACAGACAAGTCAACTGTTTATTGGTCTGATCTTTTGATAGGCCATGACTGGTCAGGTGGAACCTCTGGCTCCATCGACATAGCTAAAGTATGGCCTGATGGTTATGACGAAATTGTTGCATTAGCAGCACATAACAATCTTTTGATCATTTTTGGTAAAAGAAGTATCGTAGTTTACTCAGGTGCTGATTCTCCTGCTACTATGGCTTTGTCCGACACTATTTCAGGTGTTGGTTGCGTAGGTAGAGACACAGTGCAGTACACTGGTGTAGACGTTATTTTTCTTTCCCAGACTGGCCTAAAGAGCTTTGGCAGAACAATACAAGAAAAATCTATGCCAATAAGCAGTTTGTCCGGTACTATTACTACGGACATCATTCAGTTAATCAATGAAGCAAACGAAGTTTACAAGTCTGTGTATTACCCAGAAGCAAACTTCTACCTACTAACTTTTACAAACCAGAACATAAGCTTTTGTTTTGACATAAGAGGTGCTTTAGAAAACGGGTCATACAGAGTTACACGTTGGCCCGGCACTAGTTTCACTTGTTATGAACGCAAGGACAACGGAGACTTACTCATAGGAAGCGCACAGGGCATAGGGCAGTACACAGGTTTTCAGGACAATGGTAGTCCTTATAGCTTCAAGTACTTTAGTCCTGAATTGTCCTTTGGTGACCCTTCTAAACTTAAGTTCCTAAAGAAGATTAGACCTACGGTAGTAGGTGGTAGTGGTCTCGATATACTACTAAAGTGGGACTACGACTTTGGTTCTTCGTACAACACAAGTATTATAACTCTGAAGGACCAAGCAAAAGCAGAGTTTGGTATAGACGAGTACACCGTAGGTCAATACTCTGACGGTATCTTGACGTCTAAAGACGCTGTAAACACTAATGGCAGTGGAGGAACATTGAGCATAGGTATGGAAACAAGCATTAATGGCAACGAACTGTCAATACAAGAAATCAATGTACTTGCACTAGTAGGTAAAACAATATGAGTAATTATACTAAGGTAACAGACTTTGCTGCAAAGGATACTTTGTCTGCAGGAGACCCTAACAAGGTTGTTCAAGGAACTGAGTTTGAAACTGAGTTTGACAACATCGCTACTGCAGTAGCAACCAAAGCAGACACTGCTGGACCTACGTTCACAGGAACTGTAACAATACCTGCGCTGACCTTTACAGGCACGTTAGCTACAGGGACGATTAGCGGAGGAACCTACTAATGGATGAGGAAAACACAGGATTCAACTGGGAAAACTTATTTGGTGCCGGTATTACTGCCGGTGGTTTAGCACTGGGTGCAAAAGCCTACGAACAACTGGGTGAAACAGGCAGAAGAGGCTACGAAGAACTAGCTGGGTACACCACAGCTTCAGGCGAGTTTGTACCCGGTTTAGCTGACAAGCTTTCAGGTATGCTTGAGTTCCAGCCGTACACCGTGACTTCTGCTACTGGTGGTCAGTTTGGAATGACAAGAGACCCAGAAACGGGTCAAATGATTTACCAACTTGATACTTCTCCCGAAGAACAAGCCTTGCAGCAGCAGCAGTTACAACGTGCAGAAACACTGTTTGGACGTGCTGTAGCAGACCCTTCTATGCGAGAACAGGAAGTTCTTGGACGTATGGAAGAGTTAGCGTCTCCTGAGCGACAACGGCAGCGTCTTGCTTTAGAACAGCGTTTAGCAGCACAAGGACGCTTAGGTACACGCACAGGGATGTTTGGAGGTACTCCAGAAGCCTTAGCGTTAGAGCGTGGAATTGCAGAAGCTCAAAACAAAGCAGCACTGGACGCTATGCAGTTTACAGCACAAGAACAACAACGTCAGGCTCAAATGGGTTCAGGCATGTTAGCTGCTGGTTACGTACCACAGGCACAGTTGTTGTCTGCTGTACAGCCCGGAATGACTACTGCAGAACAAAGAAGACAGGCTATAGCGCAACAAGCTGGTTCTTATGGCGAAACCTATACTTCAGGCTTACAAGCGTTGCTTCAGTCAGGCTTAGGACAAGCTAATTTAGCCGGGACTCTGGGTACTTCTATTGCGGAGCAGGGTGTTAAAGGGTTACTTGGCGGCTTGTTTAGTTAATAAGGAGAATACATAATGGCTAAATTTGGAGAAAGTTTCTTAGCTCAGTTAGGTAGACCTGACATGCTGCAAGGTATGTTTGGCTTAGGTCAGGCTATTGGTGGTGCACAAGGTCAAATAAGAGACCAACGCAAAAAGCAAGCGTTTAACCAGTTGATGCAGCAGATACAGGGCGCACAAGGTTCTGGAGACTTCAACAGTATGAAAATCTTGTCGCAACAGCTGGCTACTATAGACCCAGAACAGGCGGCTAAAGTAATGCAAGCTGCTACTGCTGGAGAAGAAAAACAACGGAAAGCTCAAGAACAAATACAAGGTACTAGGGCTGGAGCACAAATGCTAATGTCTGAATTACAAGACTATGCTAGTAATCCTTCTCTCCCTGATTCGGCTAGAACAGAAGCTTCTAATTTATTAAAAGCAGCAGCTCAAGCAGGGGACAGGGCAGGGCTATTGGAGCCTCGTGTCCAACAACTAAGAACCCGTTTAAAGCAAACTGCTAAACCCGTGTCTCTTTCTGCGGGAGGAGCTTTAGTTTCTCCTACAGGTGAAGTGTTGTATGAACGTCCTTTTAAACCTACTGCTGCTGCAAAACCTAGTATTAACATTGAAGAAGCAGGGAAAAACCTGTATGTTTTTACAAATGGAGAACTAACGGACACTATTGAAATAGAAGAAGGAGAAGACGAAAGTCTTAAAGATAAGGAACGAAGAACTGCTCAAATAGCACAGGTTGTTCGTTCTAAAGCTGATATTATGGATTTAGCTGGTCCTGAGTTTATGGCTTCTGGCTTAACAGGCAAACTCAGCGCACAATTTTTAGCCGGGTCAGACGCTTACGATAGGCAAAGAGCTATTGAATCTCTCAAGTCTACATTAGGTTTAGAACAAATTGCTAATTTAAAACGATTGTCATCTACAGGGTCTACTGGTTTAGGACAAGTTTCTAATTTAGAACTTAACGCATTACAATCTGAAATTGCATCTTTAGATGTGGGCATGTCAGAAGAAGCTCAAATAAGATCCTTAACAAAAATATTTAACCATCTTGACAGCGTACAAAAAGCACTGTCTGGTGTAGGTTCTGAAGATATGGTAAACTGGAATAGTCCAGAGTATCGTTATGCTGGATACAGCAAAGACGAACAATCAGGCATAGTTTTTTACGCTCCCGAAGGTAAAGAAGGAACTGTGTATAAAATGGTTGATGGCAAGTTTGTAAAAGCAGATATTTAAAAGGATTATCATGTCTAACGATAAAGAAGCTTTTGAAAGAGCTATGGGGCTTTCTCCTGTTATTACGCAGGATAAACAAAAACCTGAAGACGATGCTTCTGCTTTTAACAGAGCAATGGAAGAAAGAGCAGTTGTTTTAGCAAATAACCCTATAGATGAAGGCCCTACAGCCCTTGACCGTATTTTTATGGAGCCGGGACAAAGGTTTGTAGAAAGAGGTCAAGCTATCGTAGGAAGAGTCCAAGAAAGTGTTCAAGATCTTTCTGTTCCTTCTTTAGAACCTATTAGAACAGAAGAACCGACTAGGGGAACAGACTTGCCTTCAGTTCTTTTACAAACACTAGGAAACCCAGTTTCTTTGGGTTTTGATGTAGCAGCCAACGCTATTACAGTAGGCGTAGAAAAAGGCTTTGCTCTTCTTCCTGAAGAAACTCAAAAAGACGCCCTTAGTTTTTTAAACTCTGCTATGCAGACAAAACCGGGACAGTTAGCACTGTCTGCTTTAGCAGAAGGTTCAGAAGCTTGGGATGAATACTCTCAGATGTACCCTAATGAAGCAGCAAACTTTGGTTCTTTTTTTGAAATCCAACTTGGTCTTCCTAAAGTTTTACTTCCTAACTACTCCCCTGATTTAAGACCCGCGAAAATAAGTACTATAGGAACTAGAAAAACTACTTCTCCTCTAAGGGGAATTGACAAAGATGTGTATAATATTGCTTATTCAAACAAAAAGAAAAGCATCGAACAAGCTAAATTAACTACAGACCCAAGAGGTCCTTTACGAACCCAAGAACAACTAGCAACTCCAGAACAATTAGAAGTTGTAGACGAGCTAAGAAAAGCAGGGGTTACTGGAAATAGAACTTTACAAGAAAATTTAAATAAAACAACAAACTATTTAGATAAACTAGACAGAGGTCTTTTTGCTATTGCTAGAAGAAGAAAGCAACCTATTTCTATGGACGTTTTTAACGAGATTCTTAAAGCAGAGTTTAAAAACGTAAGAGCTAACAACAGCAGTGTTTTTGCAGACAAAGCTGCGTCTAAAAAATTTAATAAGTTTTATGGGCAAATGCTGTCAGAAATTAAAGATAACGGAAATACTGCCGAAGGTTTTTTAAACGCTAGACGTTCTTTTGACGATAAAATGTCTAGACAAGGTGTTAAAGTAGGCAGTTCTGACTTAAACCCGGCCGTCTTATCTGCAAAAATTCTTAGAAACGCTGTAAATAAAACTTTGTTTGATCGTGTTCCTGAAGCGCAAGAAATTTTAAAGAAAGAATCTAAAATTTTAAGTGTTCAGGATAATATTGCCACAAAAGCAGCAGAAGAGTCTCAAAGAGCTGTGGGAAGATACATCCAAGAACTTGGCTTAGATAAACTAACGGGCGAAACAGCAACTAGCCGTGTTATAAATGCAGGTGCTGTTTTAGGACTTGGGGTAGGAGCTTCCCCTTATATTATTCTAAAAAGAATGATGAAAAAACCTTTGCCAGCAAAAGTTAGGTCAAAAGTGGGTTATGTGCTTAATGATGTTTTTAAAGAAATAGAAAAAGGATTGAAACGAACTCAAGACCCTGAAACTAAAAAATCACTTCTTTTACAAAAACCTGTTGTTTATGCAGCTTTTAAAGCAGCGGCAGAACAGATTATGGCAGAAGCAGAAGAAGAACAAGAGGTGAAAAATGAGCAATTGGTACGATAGGGGTATAGCAGGTTTACAGGGGGTTTATTCAGAAGCCGTAGAAGACTCTAGTGAGGCAATGAGGGCAGCTTCAACAGGAGAAATCACGTACTCTGAAAGCGCACTAAGGCAAGCAGGAAGTGCTGCTACTATTCCTAGTTACGTTTTAGATAGTGCTTTTTCTCTACTTCCGGGGTACGAATACTTACAAGAAAAAATAGGTGAGGGTATTCAGTACGCAGCACAAACAAAACCCGGACAAGAAGCTGTCTCTTACTTACAAGAAAACCCTAGACTGGCTAAAAATCTAGAAGCAGGTCTCAACGTAGCTGAGTTTATTCCGGGAGCAAAAGCACTATCTGGGGCTAAGTCAGCTAAGATGGCGGGAACAACCGTAGACCAACTTACTGGTCCAAAATCAGGAAAGGGGATGTTGTTAGCCCCTTTAGATAACTATATACCCGGTTTCTACGGAAGAAGTGAAGTTACCGGAACCACGCCTATAGGCAAAATGGAAGGAGCTTCTCCTCCTTTAAGCCCTCTTGAGAAACAAATTGAACGACAGGTTTTTGACCCTAAATCTGGATTAAACACCCTCACTAACTTTGGTCCTATTAACAAAGTAAAAAAACAAGCAGGAATAGATGATTCAAAACCGTTTGAAAGTACCCCCGCCACTAGATCTGCCGTAACACGAGGAAGCAGTTTAGTTTCCTTTGCGGGAAAAGGGGCTAAAAACATAGTAAAAGATTATTTTAGTCCTGAAGCTAGGGCTTTGTTTAGAGAACAAGGTTTGTCCAGAACAGGTAGAGACATTATAGCCGCGCATGTTGTTGGAAATAAACTAAAGAACACAAAAGAAGGTAAAGAAATTTTAAAAAAGTTGACCAGACTTAAACAAGAATACAAGGACTTGCCTAAAGAAAAAGGAAGACTCACTGCTAAACACGAAAAAATAAACGAAGAAATAGCAAAAGTAGCTAGTGAGTTGCCGTCAAGAGGAATTCCAAAGGCTGTTGCTGAGTCTATATATCAACTACATATAGGGGAGCAGGGAGGAAGGCAGGGAGGTTTAAACAAAGGATTGACTGAAATAGCTAAAGAATCTTTCCTAGAGCCTTATAATAAATATCAGACAGGGACTCTTTCTTCTTGGTTTTCTAAGAACAACAGAGCCAAGAGCGATAAGTACGATGTGACTTTATCTGAAGACGTTTCTTCTACTCTGGAACAAAACATAATAAACGCTCAAAAAGCGTCTTTTGGAAAAGCAGGTGTCCCTGCTCTGGTTGTGATGAAAGAGCCGTCAAAAAAAACATCAGGACAACATCAATACGACGTGACAAGCACCGCAGTAAAAAAAGGAAAGCCTGTTCCTCCCGCTGCTAAAATAGAAAGAGCCTTTAAAGCTTTAGGAAACAAAACGACAACACAAGATGCTTTAAAAGCAGAGCTTAAAAAACAAGGCTTAAATATAACAGGTGAGGGGAAAGATGGAAAGCTTTACTTCTCAGGGGGTTCAGTAGGTTCAGCCATTGTAGAAGGCGGTATAAACGTGTCTGGTTTTGTTAAGCCCGATGGGACCGCTGCGTTGATTATGTCAGATGTTCATGATTTTTTTGAGAACATTAAACCAGCAAAAGTAGTAGCAGACATGGAACTACCAAACTCCTTACTTGCTGTTTCTCCCCCTATTTTTAAAAACTTTTTAGACTCTACAGATTCTATATCTAACAAAGCAGTCAAAGATAAAGACTATAAAGCTGTGAACGTAGAAGAAGCTTTAGAAAACATCGCTTCTGCCCAGCCTAGTAAAAAAATAGTTGATTTAGAGCGTAAAAGACAGAAGGGAATGTTAACAGGGCTTGGTTCTGCAGCAGCACAACCTATAGCCACTGCCGCTGGAAACCAAGAAGAAGAGGGGCGCTAAGGCCCCCCGTTTCACTCTAGATTTCACAACTGTTGCCAACACAGGCCAACTGTTGTGACCCTTCGGTCATGTCTGACTCCTCCACGATGTCCCATTGTATAGTCTTAGGAAACTCCTTGACTAGACTCTGGTACGTCTCTGAGTCCACAGGCTCATAAGGTGCTTGCTGGTACGTGTGTTCTGAGTAAGGTAGGAAACTAATGCCACTCACCTTGTCGAACTTGTTGTACAACCACTGCCCCACCTCTAGGAACTCATCGTCCCTGTAGTAGCAAGTCATGGAAGGCTTGTGTTCACACCAGTAGTCCTGATACATCTCCCACAGACACAACTGCTCCATAGCTCCCATGTCAGTCGCTACTACAGCCTGTTTAGGAGACTTTATGGGAAACGAGAAGACCTTAGTAGTAGGAGAAGTCACATCTTCCTCCACAGGGACTCCTGCAGCCTCTAAGACAGCACACAAGGGGTCTCGTGCGTCTGCCCTTACTCGTCGTATGTATTGCTCCGCATATCTAGGATGGATGCCTGACGCGCTATCCACCAGCTGAGATACAGTACCGGAAGGCTTAACAGCAGTAATGGCAGTGCTAACATTGATGCCAAGACGTTTAGCCCAAGTACGGTTAGTTTTAATAGCTTCCTCTTTAAGCTGCGTGAGCCAATGCCGTAGTTCTTCACGACTCTTTCTCCCTGACATAACTGGATGGTCCATGATGCCAGTGAGTGACACCCCTAGCAACGCCTCTTCTTGCGTGTTGTCCTTCCAGATCTTACGCAAGTACCTGAAGTCAGTCAGAGTAGCCTGTAGCGTCCCTAGGACAGCCGCAGACCTGACCTTGAGCCGTAGGCTTTCCAGTGTGTCATTGGCCCTCACGACCACCTCAGACAAGTTACAAAACTGGTACGGCCTGAGTATAATCTCTGAGCATGGGTTTGTACCAAAGTCAAAGCTGGCGTCCCTACGTCCATTCTTCTCTGCCTGACGCTGACTTGCGACACGGCTAAAGACACCTCTCTCGCCTGACCGTGATTCATACAGAGACTTCCACTCGTTCAAGAAAGCTTCAAAGTCAGGTTTCTCTGTGTAACAGGCAGAGTTGTTAGCCAAACCACGCTGAGGATTATCTACCCACCACTGTCCTGACTTGCACCGTCGTAGTCTATCGTCAGTGAGGTTACTGAGACTGATGAGAGCAGACCTTCGCACACCGCCGACGACGACAATTTGTGCAATCTTACAGCATAGATCGTGGCACTCAATGGAGCTAAGTCTTCGACCAGCAGAGGCCCGAAAGACTTCCACGGTGAATTGAAACAGGTCAACAAGAGGTTCTGGACCAGACGCTCGACCTCCGAAAGTCTTAAGGGCTGCCCCCGCAGGTCTAACTCCAGAGACGTCCCACTTTGGAACCTGACCAGTAAACAACATTGCGATAAGTTCTCTATATCCTTTAGCCCATCCAACTTTGCTATCAGCGACGTGTATAACGGTATCTGTATCATGTAGCTCCTCCGCTACTTCAGGCAACTTAGTAATGTACTGACGTTCGACACTGAAGCCAACTCCTGTGCCACACATAAGTATGTACATCATCTCGTCAAAAGCTTTAGGATGGTCTATGGGTAAGTAGGAGCAGTTGAACCCAGCTACATTGTCTCTGTCCAGAGCCTCACCAGCAGTCATCAGTGCCCTCATGCTGGGCATTACGTCAAGACCGTGGATAGGCCCAAAGAGGTCCTTAGCTTCCTTCTTGGACAACTTCTCCTTACTGACCCAGAAGTCCAAGTAACGGTTTACAGTTTCTTCCCATGTCTCCCTGCGCTGTTCTTCAGGTAAGTACCGGGCATAGCGGCTCTTGTGTATGTATTCTTGATATGCGTCCATTATAGTTCGTATTCTCCTCCAGTTAATAGTGACATCTTAAGTTGGTCCAGAAGGAAGTAAAGCCCTACTGTGTCCATGTTTGTAGAAACAACGATGAAGTCTTCTGACTTGATAATGCAAAAAGCCTCGTCGTAGTTTTCCAAGTCTTCCTTAGCGACTATAGCGTCAAACACCATAGGAACAGTGAGTTCGTCTGTCTTTGGTTTCTGGTCAAAACTTCCTTTAATTACCTTCATTCTAACAACTCCTGTTCCACGACCATTTTGTTTAAGTACCACTGTGCTTTCTTCAGGTCCTGTAGACCGTTCTTGTAACGCCACCTGTGTAAATACTTTATTACGTTGCCTTCGCAGTACTCAATTATTCCTTCTCCTAGTTGCTGCTTAATGTAGTCTATGGCCTCGACACCTCCTTGATTGTAGTGAGGCGGTTTGTAGACTAGAGCGTCCCAGTCCTCCTTAGTCGCTGCGTCAATACTCATCTTCGTCCTCCTCTTCATCCTCTAGCTCCTCTGCGAACTCCTCTATCTTGTTTATCAGCTTGTCCTCAAACCTGTCCAGAAGTTCTTCAGAAGTTATCTCCAGTGCTTCCACAAAGTCTTCAGGGTCGTAGTCACGTAGAAGACGTTCCTTAATTTCCTCCATTGTTAGAGACATCATCCATCAACTCCTGTAGCGTATCTAAAGTGTACCATGAAAGACCTTGTTTTTCACACCATTGAGACATAGTTATCTTAGCTCCTTTCCTTACTTTTTTATTTGGGTTCATAAGAACAAACACGAGTCTCTGGTAGTCCTCAAGACTGTCTCTGATGCTAGTGTATTTCTTAGTGTCACCTTCTCTGAAGAACCCTTTACACTCAACCAGCGTGTCACTGGGGGCGTGTACAAAGTCCGGCCTGTAGTTTCTGTGTATTGTGTAGGGTACTGTGTAGGGCTCATAGTCGAACCCCTCCAGTACTTCCGCTGTGTGTTCCTCGAATACACTACGAAACTTCGATTTCTTGGACTTTCGGCTCATTGAATACCTCTGTTAAATAACGTGGACCTGTTGAGTATAGGAACCCTCTTAAGGAGGGCCAGCATTCCTTTTTGTACGAGCAGTAGGAGCATCCGACGGCGAGTTTCTGGTTGCCACTCTTTCCATCTGCGATAGTTTCGTAGCACACCTCTGGTGGCTCCTCCTGCTCTACCATCTTTTTTATCTGGTTTATTCTTTCCCCAATGTCGTAAGAGATTAGGTCGTACACAGGTGCTTGTGTGTCCTCAGAGTCATACAACAGATAAGTCAGATGTCCATTTTGTTTGTCCATTGCCAGCCAGCCAAACGTGGTCTCACCTTCTGAATGAGCGTAGCCTTTGATCTGACCTATGTACCCAAAAGGGTCGTCATAGGCCAGTGTTCCTTCCTTGAACTTCTTGAAGCCGAAGGTGGAAGTAGACTTCACGTCAGTCACAACTCCGTCAATCCTACAGTCCATTGAACCTTTGACGCCATTGACCTCACACAGCTTCTGCTCGTCTGTCACAGCGTGACCAGCGGCCCTTGTGAGGAACAGTAGCATTTCTTCAATGAGGTGCCCGTAGAGGAACTTGACGTAGGTATTGGGAGTCAAGTCTTCCCCTTTGTCCACGTCGTTGTACACATTCCACAGGTAACGCTCCTCACGTCCTATGTTGGACATACGTAGCTTACGTGAGTCATCTCTGACCTCAGTGAACTCTTTACGCATGAGGTCCTTGACGTTCTCACCGAACTGCTCAATGCAGCTTTCGATGTCTACTCCTTCTGCTACTTCTTT